GGGAAATATTTGTAAATGGTCTTCACACCTACCCCGATCAGGTCGGCCACCTGCTGCCGGGTCGCGCCGTTATCCAGCATTCGTCGCGCCTGCTCGACAACCTCCGGAGTCATCACCCGCCGGCGGCCGCCGACTCTCCCCTGCTCCCTGGCCGCGGCTAAACCTGCGCGAGTCCTCTCCACTATCAATTCGCGCTCCATTTCCGCCAGGGCGCTCATGACGTGGAAGAAGAAACGCCCTGCTGCCGTTGATGTGTCGATTGAGTCGGTCAGGCTTCGGAAATTAACCCCGCGCGCCTGTAGCTCAGATACCAGCGTGATCAGGTCACGCACGCTGCGCCCCAGTCGATCCAGTTTCCAAACCACCAGCACATCCCCCGGGCGGAGCCGCCGTAGCGCACGCTTTAATCCCGGTCTCCTGGCGTTCTTTCCGCTCGCCGTATCCTCGTAAATCAGCTCACATTCTGCGCGAATCAGCGCATTTTTCTGTAAATCGAGGTTTTGGTCCACTGTTGAGACCCTGGCATAACCAATCAGCATGTTGTAACCCATTGAAATAGCTGATTGTAAAAAGCTCCGATACTTCGCACAAACCCTCGTTTGCGCGAACGCTATTTTTTGGAGCAAAAAACATGGCCTTTACTCCCCCGCTCGGGAGTGCCTCTCCGGAGGTGCTGCTCGATAATGCCACGCGTCTGGATAAACTACTGAATGGACAGCCGGTCATCGTTCCTGATCGGGACGGTAATCAGCTTTATTCGTGGCGCGGCATTCACCAGAATCTGGTCCCGCTGAGCCGCCAATACATGACACCTGAAGAGGCCCAGAATGATATCGCGAACATTCTGCAGGGAAGCACGACGTATATCCGTAGCCCTGACAATGATTATCTGGCCTATGAGGTAATGAATGTAAACGGAACACTTCAGCCGACAGGCCGTAAGCAGGCCTCTCAGGAATTTATTGAGCTGGTTCATAACTTCGCACGATCGACCGATATGAGAACGCGCGGAATCGAAACAGTTAGCCGTAAAAAGAGACCCTTTGACCTTCTTACCAGACAGGGGAAACGGTTATTTTCAATAAACGAAAATGGGGAAAAAGAGTTACCGGGTAAGTCTTTTGCGGACTTTCTGAATATCATGCGGTCACTGTTTGTCGGAACCTCCTCAATCCGCCGCGGACGTGCTGGTTATCTATTTAATCTCGCTATTGGTGGGTTCAGGGTTATGGCCGTAAGGGATGATGGGAATGCAACGCTTGAATATCGCGGAATCCCGCTGGAGACGCACCTCGGATTATTGCAGAACACATTCGGCGGCTTTGGTGACTCTCTCACTGATAATGGCATTGATGCTGGCGCATATACCGCCAAATCGTGGCAAATGTGGGCGTCATTGTTCAGTGACGGGCAGTTGCAGTATGTTGGCCAGTGGGCCACCGGCGGCTTTACGACTGCTGATATGATTCGCGTCCACTTACAACCGGCCATAGAGGCAAAACCCAGATTCATCACTTTCCTGGGCGGTCGAAATGACGTGATCAAGAAGGACAGCGCCGGGAATTTTCAATTCACCATTGCAACAGTTACAAACAATATACGTTTCATTCTGACCCAGTTCCGTAAACACGGGATCATCCCGGTCGTCTGTAGCATGGCGGCACAGAACAACAGCGATCCGGAGCTAAAATCCCGCGAAAACGCTATCAATGCGTTTTTGCGGGCGTATGCCATCCAGCAGGGCTTTCCCTTTGTTGATATGCGGTCGGCGACCGCTGACCCGTTAACCGACGGCTGGCGGGACGGTTATAACGGCACGCTGTCGAACGGTTCACCGGACCCTTCGCACCCAACGGCACTGGGGGCCTTCCACATGGGTAAAGCCCTCGCTGCCGGGCTTGTCCCGTACACGCAGCCGGTTTATCCGCAGCTCGCAATTGCTAACCCGGTAACGGCTGACGGTCCGAACGCGGTCATTAATCCGTTATTTCTGGATACCGCAGACGGTAAGCCCACGGGCTGGACTGTGACAGGAGGCAGCGTGGAAATTAGTACTGATCCGGCAGTTGTGGGTAACGTACTGACGGTCACAGGGACAGGGAGTGTAAGTGCCCGTGTGACTCAAAAAATCGCGGTCACACCAGGTGAAAAGCGCACGTTCAGTTGCAGGGTGAAATTTGAGGTCACTCAGAGCTCGGCGACCGCCTGCTACCTTGAGGCTAATGGTGCGAACCTCGTCGGGCTGCGTCCGTGGAATATGTCAACAGACGGGTTCAGGACGTTTAGTTATGACGTGGTTATCCCTGAAGGGGTCACAGAGGTGATATTAACCATCGTCGCGAATGCGGCAAAAACCAGTGTAGGCCAGATGGGTTTATTGAAGCGGGAGGCGGTATGATAATTGTTTGTGATGGTGTCGTGAATGCGGGAGATCTGGAGTTGGCCGAGCCGGAAATGATGCTGAACGATGCCGCGAGTGTTGCAACCTATGGGCTACAGGACAAATACGATTCCAGCGGAAACGGATATGACCTGATTACCAATAATGATTTTACTTTACTCGGGATGAACACTGTTGCTGATAATTCTCACGGCGCTAATACCGGAATTATTGAAACAGACGAGATGACATTTGCTCTATGTATCAATATGAATCAGCCGTTAGTATCGGGTCGTCTGTTCTCTAATATGTTTCCCGGCGTAGCTCCGTTTGGCGGGCTGCAACTGCGAATCGAGGCGGCGGGCACACTCATCTTGCAGGTATCTACCGGGAACATAGCGGAATCAACAGTTACGCTAAGTCATGGCGGCGCGGTGGGGGGATGGACACTATGACTCGAGCAAGCGGTGAAAAGCGTTCTTCTGTTATTACTGTGCGTAAAAAATCTACGCTACCTCTTATTCTCAATGGCGGTCAGAGCCAACAGCAGAACATGGGACTGCCTGGGATAATGGGGATTTTAGCTGTTTATAATCGCGTTTTGACAGATGATGAACAAACCGGCGTGAGGGACGCTATGAAGTCTGTAATGGCGATGCGGGGCGTTATCGTGAGTTGATTTAATGCGGCTATCACCATCGATAGCCGCTGTATTTCCTTGTCAGATCACAATTCCCCGACGCGAAAAATAGCCCTGAAAATAGGCATAAACCGCCGCAATTTCCCCATCCGATAATGCACGGCCGAAAATCAGCGCGGCCGCAATTGAAGAAGCTTGCGGTACCTCGCTGCCTATGCTGCGACCAATCAGATATGACAGTGCTGGGTTAACAAACGATTCACTCGTTCCCGTAGCTGTCACATTAGATCCCTTTTGACTGGTCACGTCCTTTATGGTCAGCGTTTTACCCGTGTCTCGTCCGTACACAAACGCAGGGCTTCCGTCCGTAATATCCATTTTTGAAGAAGCGAATAATACCGTGGAGGTGTCAGCAGCATCTTTGTAATGCGAATAAATCGCCATGTTCGGGTTTCCGTTGTCTATAACCAGGCTACGCCCCGCATCGGTTGATCCACGATAGGTAGAAATAAAATACTGCCGTTTTGTTGGGTTAACACGTTTAAAAATTGCTACCAGTGTCGTTTCCTTTGTTACATGTACTCCGGTATCAATAAAATTATTAATATCGAAAGTGGCAAAATGATTGCTTACCACAGGAGCACCGGTTACGACGGCACCTGCACCACCCGGCGCAAAGTTTTTCGCCAGATTACCTCGCCCGTAAAGGCCAGCATATAACAGTCCAGCCGTCGTAAATGGCGGATTCCACCCATCCGGATTCTGAATAATATTTTGGGGAACACTGGATTTAATAGTCATAACCATTTTATTTATTCTCCGTATGGAATAGAAAGACAAAATTGTACTGATGCGTTATTTAATGGGTACGGTTTCCCGACCAGTTCGGGAATATTTTCGCTGTCGTACTGTCCTGTGCCAGCCTGATAAATGAAATTATCCAGCGAGTTAAAACTGTCGCTGTCAAACACGTTGCCGTTCCCGTTATGAGTTGTCAGATCGCCATACCAAAGCCGTGCGCCAGCGACGAGTTCACGCGTCAGCGTGATTTTGATAATGGTGTCTGCAACAATTTCCACACCCGTTATTGCTACCGTTCCGGCGTTATCCGTCACGCGGAATCCCCGGTCGTCGTACATCGTGGACACATTGCGTTTATACGTTGGGCGGAATGTTAGCGGCGGTGCGGGAACGTGGTAATGCACGTAAACATCTCGCCCAACGGCGTTTATTTTAATTGGCCCCAACGGCTCCCAGCCCTCACCCTGGTTTAATACCCGATGCATGACCTTGGCGAACTGCATGTCCATCCAGCGGTAACCATTCGGCCCCAGATGCCCTCCTTTGTCGGGGAATGAATACGCAGGTGTAACTAAATACGCGTTTTCGTGCTCCTGGCAAAACTCCCATTGCGCCATCCCTATCGATAAATACGCGTCATCACGGGTAAAAATATCGCCTGTCTGATACATAAAAATCGCGGGCGGTGATTTCTGCCCGGCAACCCCGGCCGCCATATCGGCGACCATATCGTTATAGAGTTTTTCCAGATTCTGTTTATACAATTCCTTGTCGTTTGAACCGTTAGTTTTGGTGTAATTCCATTCACCCTGAATCCAGATAATCGCTCCGAGGGAATAGGAAACGCCGAGCTGGTTCGCCGCAGCTTTAACCTGCTGCACCGCCTGCAGCGGACGCTGATACAGTTCCGGAACAGCGCCTTTGGATAACTGCTCAATACTACGGCCGTTTACACCTGTACTGGAGAGCACAAACCGGCGGGACGGGTCACGCTCAAGCCCATAACGTTGCAGCCACAAACGGCGCAGTCCGTTGGCAATGGCTACCCCTCCCTCGCCCTCATTTCCGGCCCCCTGATTCAGCATGGCAACCTGTGCGTCAGTTAGCAGAGTAGAGCCGTCACCAGACTGAACGACCGCGCGTAGAGGTTTGAGCGTGGCGCCCCCCAGAGGGATAAACTCGGGATTAGTGCGGCTGGTTGGCCGAATTGAATCACCCAGCATCAGGTTATCGTATCCCTCAATTGGGGTTTTACTCAGCGCGGGCCACCCCTCCTGCTGCGTCCCCAGACTCTGGCTATAGATGACCAGATGATTCAGGCCACTGACCAGGCGCTGTATGGCGGCGTTGTAACGGAGGCTAACGCTCTGGGAATATGCCTTGTTTTGTGCGTCGGCAGCGATGAGATTAAAGCCATCATCAACATTACCGACGCCGTTGCCTGCTCCGGTTGGCTCGCCGTTGGCATCGGCCAGTATCCGATAAAACCCCTCATCATCCTCAATCGTCAGCCATCCAAAATCGCCAGCCTCCGTGGTAAATTCTCCGTCTCCGCTAAGAGAGTTGGGTGCCACTTTTCCGTCGGGCCCGATAAGCCTGACAAAAAATCCGTCCGGGTCCTGATAACTCAGGCCTGGCGTTCCCCCCTCATGTGTAATCGTCAGGTCTCGAACATGGATACCGTCGGGTGACAGCATGCAGTTAATCGCGCCAAATGCGCCGCTGGACAGCACGCGGAAAAATGAAAACCAGTCGTCATCAACCACATCTAACATCACCGCATCGCCGGCAATTGACTGAAAAAAGTTGCTCGCCAACTCGGTAACCTGCGCATTTACCGCATCAACAAATTCTTGAGACGGGAACCGGCGGCCAGTGGGCGTCAGCACACCACTAACATTCATGTACTCGATAGCGAGCGAGCTGCCGTCTGGACTACGGACGTAGATAGTCGAACCCGGCGGAATATTCGCGATATCGGCCTGGGCCTCGGCCAGGTCTTTACGCTGTTTATCCAGCGGAATGATATTGCGGCGTACCTCATCATTTTTCGCCATCATCTGGCGCCAGGTATCCAGTGGCTCGCCGCCGCGATCGAGAATGGTGGCTTCCGGGCCGTTTACCAGCCTGTCGGCGCGTTTCACGTTATCCAGGAAGATTTCTGGCGTCGTCGTGCCCAGCGGCGGATTCAGGTCATCTGCAGCCATGTTTTTTGCTCCAAAAAATAGCGTTCGCGCAAACGAGGGTTTGTGCGAAAGAAAGTTAATTAGGGGTTTTGTGGGGTATTAGGCGACGTTGCCGGGGTATGTGGCGTTGTCGTAGTCGTAGAAATCATCGCGGTACTGCCGGGCTGACAGTTGGCAAGTGCCATCGGATTGCGGCGCTATCTCTTCGATAATCGCATCATAGGTCCGGCGTGATGAGGTACAGAAAATTAGCCGAGGCGGTTCCACATAGGGATCGTCAAGAATGATATTTTCAAAGGTGGGCAGCCAGGAAACAGAAAGCTCGTAATCTCCTACTCGCGTTACCTCCAGCAGAGCAGAAGCTGATCCGTCCTGGTAACGCAAAATCGCACGCGGGTTTTCAAACGACCAGTCAAGCGGCTCAGTAACCGTAAACGTCGTTACCCCGTCCGTTGTGATCATTGCTTCAACCAGGCAACTAATCGTTTTGTTTCCGGGTATATCATCCGTCAGCAAAATACGATCGCCATAGTTATAACAAAGCGCATCGAGCTCGGTCGTTGTTGAATAGCTACGTCGCTGATTCTGATATTTCATCAGCCTACGCATGCCTATTTGATAAGCTTTATCCCGGTTAAGAACGCCATCTAACTTGTAATCCTCAATTTTGAAGGGGGTTGGATTGCCAGGCACCCGGCACTGTACCGTTTCCTCTGCCCACGTTGTGCCATTGATATACGTCACATCAACACCGTCGTAATCGTCATCTGACGGTGGGGTGAAGGCAGTCTGCAGCTCTTCGGTCATTTCATGCGGGCTGATAATCCCGGTCCAGGGCTTAACCCCTTCCCGCCCGACAGAGGCAAGTCCATCACTCAGCAGGAAATACGATTTCCCGGCGTTAGCAATCTTCTGCAGCATTTCCAGCGCGGAAACGCTGTCTCCGGCGGGGAAATCAAAATACTCGCCGTTCGGTGTCCAGACCGTCGATTCCAGCAGGTCTATTGCCTCTGTATCCATATCAAGACCAAGGGACTTGCCAACGTGATATAACGCTCCGGAAATACTTCTCGCTGCGCCTGTATCGTAAATTCGCGTCGCGACAACATTCACACGTCGATCAGACTGCGCCGCCAGCTTCCCGCCGGTTTCCACCGTCGCCGCCAAAAGCGTAACGCCAGCATAGGATGATGGCCGAGCCAATAGCCGACCACGCAGCGCCTGCCAGTACATCGAGTCGCGTGCGTTGTTCGAACCCTGCTCGTTCCGGCGGCGGCAACGCACTTCAACTAGTCCCGTCGTGCTGAGATCAAAGCGCTCAGTAAACCCCAGTCCGTTGACGTTCTGTAGCGCGTAAACGCCCTGCCGACTGGTCCAGCCGGAGCCGGAGCCATATACCCGATACTGAATCTCCCATTCACAATGGCGGATGCGTTTTTTGCCTTTGCTGTCGAACCCGCAAATTCCCGACGGGAACGAGAAATTCACTTCAAAGGCATCCACAACTTCATTTTCGGGACAGACAAGAAACGGTCCCATCCAGGTATTATTGTCATTGATACCTGTGGCCTGGTAATCGATCATCGTGCGCGGAGAGAAGCCGAGCCAGGATGGATCTATTACACCCTCAATTACACGCTGAACCGTTGCCGTAGTGCCGTCGGCATCAGCGATCCGATACTCGTTACCACTATGGGCCAGGGCAAGCCGCTGCGTACCTTCAGGAATACCCGAGAAGGCCGCACCTGCAGCACTTCCATATGCGAGGGTGACATTAGACGTAATCGCAGGGCTACCACCGCTTGATGCCGTGCCTGACGTAGAATCAGGGTTATCCCCGAAGACGGATACCGGAAGCGACGATGAGGTGATGGATCCGCCACGCCACGGACTCGATATCTCCACAATACGCACCACGCCGCTATCATCATGAGCAATGAGGTCGGAACCTATGATCCCTTCGTTAATAGCTGCCAGCAACCCGGACATAGTGCCGTAGTTTGCCACGAGCGAGATCGTGTAAGTAGCCCCCTGCCAGGTCAGATTAAACGTCTGGCCTGTTACTGAAAAATCATAAGTTGTCGGTGCAGCATTACCACGCACCGCAGCAGCCGTTCCCCCGACACCAGGAACAGCATCCTGTTTGGGGGTGTAGGTCGCGATGAACAGCTCATACTGAGCACCGTTAATTTCTAACGTAACCGGCATTCCCGGATACGGGTTTATCTCCGCAATAATGTCGCTGGTCAGTAGGCTGTAACCCGATGACGTCGATATCTGGAAGTTGGCCGGAGCGATAATTGTCACCAGTGCGCCGGCGACCCATGACTCTGGCAGGGTGTTACCTTCATCATCGTCAACACTGGAATCGATCAATCCCGAAAACGTTACAGATGGGCCCGATACCGTCATGCTATCAGCCGTGATATCCGTCGAATCGGGTGAGGTCTGAGCCATATCGAGGCCGGTACCGGATGATGTGCCGCCCACCTCGGTCGAGTTGTACCAGTTTTCGCTACGGCGATCAGCCGACACATCAGCACCCGGCCCGTAGACGGTTGAGGAAAACTTATCGCCCAGCGCGGCCGCCGGCGTTTCGCCAATACGGATATCACCGGTGGTGAAAGCCACATTGCCGACGCTAACGCACAGCAGCATTTCCACACGCATTATCGTCGGGTCATCTGGATCAAATCGGGTGACAGGCTGCACGACATAATCGGGATATACGCGATAGCGTCCGAATAATTCGCGGATGGGATCGCCAAGTTTTGCAGTGTTCGCTTTTGCCGGGTTTAAATCCAGACCGGTACCGGATGATGATGAATAACCGCCTTTGTCCATGTTGGACATAGTGATAAGCACATAAACCGCTGATGCCGCGGCTATTGCCAACGCTGCCCAGGCTGCGACAGCTGCGGCCGTTGCAAATGGTACGGGATAAATCCTCACATCGCTTTCAGGCTTGATAAAGCAAAGCGGCCACTCCTGGGGAGGGACATTAATGCCACCCACCTCAACCGCTATCGGGTGTTTTTCCTGATCCCGATATTCTTTTACGTTCAATACCATCCAGTCGTGGAAAGACATTTCACTATGTTCGTGTGTTTCCAGCGGTTCGCCCGGCAGACGTGAAGGATAAAATCGGATGGTCATTGCCAGAACTCCACTTTTACAAAGCGCCGTTTAAAGCGGGCCAG